CTTCTAACATTTGTGCCTTCCAATTGCTCGGCTTGAACGCTAGAGATCATATTAATATTTATTAGTCTCGTATTCTTATCGAGATGGATCTCAATAAAGCCCTTCATTTCTGCTTCACCCCCGTACTTCCAAATCCTGCGGTTCCACGTTCGCTATCTTCTAACTCGTCCACTTCCTCAAAATTAGCGTGGATAACTGGAGCAATGACGGCTTGGGCAATGCGTGTTCCCTTAATAATCACACGTTCACCGTTTTCAGAATCTAGTGATGGTCGTAAATAAGCGATGATGCTTACTTCGCCATGATATCCGCTGTCAATCGTTCCCATGATCACAAGCAACGGTGTCTTTGCTGAAATACCGGAACGTGGACGAACTTGCATTTCATATCCTTTAGGAATATCAAAGGCTAATCCAGTTGGTATTTTTATAGTTTGTCCTGGTAAAATAGACATTGTTTTCGATGCTTTCAAATCAAACCCAGCATCACCATCATGCTTGTAAGTTGGTATCACTGCATCAGGTGATAATTTTTTAATTTTTACTTTCATTTCAAATCATCCTTTTTACATTATTTGACAGCGAATAAATTTAAAATTAAAGAGAGACCGTGAAAAAGTCTCCCTGTTTAGTTGATCAAAATTGACCAGGTGTGAAGCTTCCTTGCTGTTGCCCTGTTGGGAATGGCGGTTGATACTGCCCTTGTTGCTGTGTTTGCGGCTTAACCTCATCCGCTGGAATGAACGTTTTGACTTGATTGTTCTGCCCTTTGGTACCGTCTTGTTTCGCCCACTCGTGTACTTCCAACTTACACCGGCCGGTTGAACCGACAACCGTTGTCCAGTTCATCCGTAGCTTTTCGCCTTTCTTCTTCTGCCCGATCCCGGCGAAGAAATTTGAGAGCAATCCTTCCGTTTTCGTGTGCAGGAACAAATTATGAAACACGTCCACATCACCTTGTGGTGAATGAATGGTAAGCGTCAGTTTGGCTTGATTGCAAGCCGGCAACTTGGCACCGCCTGCATAACGCCCTCTTTCAAACTTTGTGACTGTGAAGTCGTATTCACCTGCCGGCAAGACGATAAATTCTCCGCCGTCTTTTTCTATTTCGTCGTCCCAACCTAGTTCTCGTTCTGCCATATTGATCACTCCTGTTTAGTTAAATGGTATTGTCTTTCTAAATGCTTCAACCATGCCGAATACCTGCTCCCACGCGCCTACCAGCACGCCGTTGACAAAGCCGGGGTCGTAATTGATGATCGGCGTATCGAGTGGGTAGTAGCCTTTCTGCGCTACGACAGCCTGTATTTCTTCTTCCGACACTTTCGCCTGTAGCATGAGATCACGTAGTGCCTGTGGAATCACTGGATCAAGTTTCGGATTATAATCATCCATTGTTGCTTGTTGCGTTTCCGGATCGGCTTGTTTCGGCGGTTCTGGCAATGATGCTGCTCCACCGTGGCCGTTCTTGCAACTGACACCTGACAGAGTTTCAAATTGTGGTTCACCACAAGTGCTGCATTTTGTTCCTGTGTATTTTAAATTCGTTGCCTGTGCTTTTGGTGATTTCTGTGGCGGTGTACTTGCTTGAGTTGTCGATGCAACGGTCACGGGCACTTTGTCAAAGATCGGTGCCAAGTATTTTTCATAAGCGCCATCAAGCGAAAAATCATTAGGGAAACCTTGACGATTCTTCGCATCCCAAGCAGGGCTGTGTGTGGCATATACCGTTCGAACACCGCCTTGTCCTTTGTGCTTATTTCCTTTATCATCAACTGCAACACTCATAGTTTTATAGTTGATGAATAAGACCATATCTGCCCATTCTTTTACAAGCGGCGCAGTCTGTGAACTTGTCTTTTTTCCAAGCTTTAGTTCATAGCGGTCATAAGCTCCCATTTCGTCCGGCTGTTCAAACTTGCGAATTTGAGTGTGAGCAGTCAGAACGACGTTGATTCCAGCTACATCGATAAGGTCTTGTAATTTATTTAGGAAGCGACCAAATTCTTCTTTCGTGTACACGTAACCATTTCCGTAACCGAAATCTTCAATGCCTTTTTTGTCGTACTTTGCGCATACACTTTCGATGCAGAGCATTTCTGCCCAATCGATCGTGTCAATGACAAGTGTTTTAAATCGTCCATCCTGCTGTTTCACCCAATCAACCTGCTGTTTGAGCATTTCCCAACTTGTTGGTTTTGCAAGACGATCAACTGTCATTTCCGTCGTTGACCCTTCGGTGTCAATAAAAATTGGTGCCGGAAATTGAGCAGCTAAAGACGATTTTCCAATTCCTTCAGGGCCATATAAAACGACCTTTTTTGCTTTCTCAATTCGTCCGCTGATTACTTCCATCAAAATTCACCCGGCTTCCATGTTTTAGTTTGATGTTCAGCTACCGGCTTGTCCTGTCCGGAAACATAGCCGTCCTCGATAATAATGCTGCATTCTTCGCCTGTGCTGACACGCGTTGCAATAGCTTGTAATCCTTCTTGTTCCAGCCATTCGCCAAACTCTTTCAACGTGTCCGTGTCCATTTGCTCTAGTTTGTCGAGCAGGATAAAGCCGCAGTCTGGCTTCAATTTCCGTACGATTGCCGTGGACACTTTCAACTGGTCAGAGCCGCTCATGTTGTCCCACTTCTGCCCCTCGTAGACTAATTCGCCATCTGCTACCGACAAGCCAGGTAACGGCAAATTGGCGTTCGTGAGCAAGTCAGACTTTTCTTTGCGGACATTGTCAATTTCAACCGACATTTTCTGATATTGGCTGCTATACTCCTTGGCGTCCTCTTCAGCTTTATCCTTGTCGAGGTTGGCACGAACCTTTCGGTTAATGTCGTCAATCTGCTGAATGTTATCTTCTAACTCGGCGGTCGATTCGTCACGCAGGTCGAGTGCATCTTTTTGAGCGATTGTGAGATCACTTTGCAACTCGCCATACTTCTTCTGTGCGGCATTGAGCAGTGCGGTTAGCCGGCTGACTTCCTTCTCCTGCTGTTCAAAATTAGTTTGTATCTGTGTCACACGCTGCCGCTTGCGCTCGTTTTCGCCGTTCTGTGCAAGAATAGTCTGCTGTTGCTTAATGAGTTCAGACGCTGATACCGGCTCTTTGGGTGCGTCTTGAAAGTACGGCTGCTCCTTGGCAAACTTGGATTTCTGATCGGCAATCTGACCAATGGCGCGACGACGGTTGTAGACTTCACTTTCCTTCTGTTCCAGTTCATGCAGCTTGTTGCCCACACCGATAATTTGAAGCAGGATATTGGCTTTTTCCTTACTCGTTGAGTTCATAAATTTTGGTAGATTAATAGCCAATTCTCCTACGAAACTGTCTAAGAGTTGCTGACCGGCTTTTTGACCGTTTGGGTCGAGCACTTTCAAATCGCTGTTTTTGCCTTTGCGCTCGACAACAAGACCGTTGGACAGAACAATGTGTAGGTATGGATCTGTTACCGAACCTTCGCGATGTGCTTCAGACGGCCGATATTTGTTTCCGCCTAATCCCCACGCAATGGCATCGAGTACGCTTGTCTTTCCTTGTTTATTCTTGCCGCCGAGGATAGTTAAGCCGCTTGCAGATGGCTCAACCTTGACGGCTTTTACTCGCTTGACGTTTTCAATTTCGAGTTTGCTGATTGTTACCATGTTTATAAAACCGTCCTTTCGTGGTACAATGACCACAGATGTGTTTTACTTAGTCGCTTTTGCAGAAGCGGCTTTTTCATTTTTGTTTACAAGGTCAATGCTGACAGATAGAGCGATCGGAACAGGAAGTATATCCGCATCCTCTTTGAAATCGCTCATATCCAGCCCGATCTTCTTTAGTTTCTCGTAGGCTTTTTTAGCCGGATAGTTGACGACAACCGCTGTTAGTTCATTTTCCAAGGTCTTCAGATCTTTATTCACCTTGGAATGTTCAAGAACAAATCGATTATGCTTTTTCCGAAGTGGTTCGAGATAATTTGAGAACTCCGCTTGAATCTCATATTCACTTATGAACTTGCCTGTAACACTTTCAATCAGCCAATCTTTGAAAGATTTATAGCTTGAAAGTTCGTCTTTGATTGCTTTCAAGTCTATCCATCCGCACGATGCAAAATTGATCAGTTCTTCATTTTCAACGGAAAGATAATCCTTGAAATCCCCGAATAGTTTCTCACCCTTGGCAAGGTCAATGTTTTCAAAGATTGATTGCACAAGCGCTTCATTTTTGCTCATGTAGTCTTGGAGTGCTTCCATCTTTCGAACTGCAATTTTCGAATGGATAAAGTCGTACAGTTGCTTTTTGTTCACTTTTTCTCGCGCTCCTTTCTTGCCTTTTCAAGATTTTCTTTCCGCTCGGTGTTCGTACGTACCGTTGTAATAACGCTTGTCCGTTAAGTGCTTGCGTTCAGCGCGGCATAGGATTTGACCGAAGTCATTTTTAATTGCTGTGGATACCGCTGATAACATTAGTTTTCACTTCCCTTCAATTCAACGTATTTCTTGGCTAGTTTGTACAGGCGAATATCATCTTCACTGGCTGGTTGAAATGCAATTCGATCCAAAAATTCCTTGTCTGACTCATAGTTGGTAAATGCTTTTCCATCGTATATGGCATCAACGAGGGCTTTCATCCCGACTCTGCCAATAACTTTGTCTTGATCTGTGTTTGTTTTTCCCAGAAGAAGATAAAGACGCATACCAGGATCATCTTGATTATTAATCTCCTCAAGAGCTACATCTGAAATTTTAACCGGTAATTTAAATGGCTCCGTCACTCGGCTTCACCCCCCTTCATCATTTGAAAATATTTCGATTTCTGTTTCAGTGCCCACCGTGCAATGTTCATTCGTTTCGCCGCTACCATGCGCGTTTGCAGGTTGGCGAAGAAGAAATACAGCTGCTTAGCTGTTTCGTGTGGGACGATTAGTGAGACGTTTTTAGCGATCATGGTGCCATTATCACCGAACAGAACGGCAGTTTCTGTGTATATAGGTTCAAGCTGTCTGATTGCTGGCATTTATCTCACCCCCTCTCGTTGTCTGATATTGATTTCAATCGCTTGCCTGTGACCGTCCATGACAGACACATGCACACGACTATCGCTAAACAGAGTTTGTATCCTCGCTAGCTTTAAGGCTCGGTCGGCGGCTTCATAAAATGTGTCAAACCGTTTCTTGTCCCCGCTAATATGGTCAATCACCTTGTACATCGCAGCCCCTCCCCACTTCATTCAGCTGACATAGGCGGTCATACTCGGCTAAGTAGCGCCGGTATGTTTCGTGATTCATCATCCATGACAAGTCGTCGATCAGGTCGTGTGCCTTTTCA